GTGAATATAAACGTCGCAGATTTGTTAAACGGGAATTACATCCTGTTATTATTTGTGGTGCTGGCGCTCGGCCTGTGTCTTGGTAAATTACGCCTGGGTTCTGTGCAACTGGGTAATTCCATTGGCGTTTTAGTCGTTTCATTATTATTAGGCCAGCAGCATTTTTCGATTAACACCGACGCGCTTAACCTCGGCTTTATGCTGTTTATTTTTTGCGTCGGTGTCGAAGCCGGCCCTAACTTTTTTTCTATTTTCTTTCGCGACGGTAAGAATTATCTGATGCTGGCGCTGGTCATGGTCGGCAGCGCCCTGCTTATCGCGCTCGGGCTTGGCCGCGCGTTCGGCTGGGATATCGGCCTCACCGCCGGGATGCTCGCAGGCTCGATGACGTCAACCCCCGTGCTGGTGGGCGCGGGCGACACATTACGCCACGCTGGTATGGAAGGCGCACAGCTTGCCCAGGCGCTGGATCACCTGAGCCTCGGCTATGCGCTGACGTACCTTATCGGGCTGGTAAGCCTGATTTTCGGGGCGCGCTACCTGCCGAAACTCCAACATCAGGATCTGCAAACCAGCGCCCAGCAGATTGCGCGCGAGCGCGGTCTCGACACCGACGCCAACCGCAAAGTCTATCTGCCGGTTATCCGCGCCTATCGCGTGGGACCGGAGCTGGTCGCCTGGGCCGACGGCAAAAATCTGCGTGAACTCGGCATTTACCGTCAGACCGGCTGTTACATCGAGCGTATTCGCCGCAACGGCATTCTCGCGAGCCCGGACGGCGACGCGGTCTTGCAGATGGGCGATGAAATTGCGCTGGTAGGCTACCCGGACGCCCACGCGCGCCTCGACCCGAGCTTTCGCAACGGCAAAGAGGTGTTCGACCGCGATCTGCTCGACATGCGCATCGTCACTGAAGAGATCGTGGTGAAAAACCACAACGTGGTGGGCCGCCGTCTAGGCCAGCTCAAGCTCACCGACCACGGCTGCTTCTTAAACCGCGTCATCCGCAGCCAGATTGAGATGCCGATTGACGACAACATCGTCCTTAACAAAGGCGACGTCTTACAGGTGAGTGGTGACGCACGACGCGTGAAAACCATCGCCGACCGTATCGGGTTTATCTCCATCCACAGCCAGGTAACGGATCTTCTCGCCTTCTGCGCCTTCTTTATTGTCGGCCTGATGATCGGGATGATTACTTTTCAGTTCAGCTCGTTCAGCTTCGGCATCGGTAACGCCGCCGGTCTGCTGTTCGCCGGGATCATGCTCGGCTTCCTGCGCGCCAACCACCCGACGTTCGGCTATATCCCGCAGGGCGCGCTGATGATGGTGAAAGAGTTTGGCCTGATGGTGTTTATGGCGGGCGTGGGCCTGAGCGCGGGCAGCGGCATCGGCCACGGCCTCGGCGCTGTGGGCGGCCAGATGCTGTTTGCGGGTTTGATAGTGAGCCTGCTGCCGGTGGTGATTTGCTTCCTGTTCGGCGCGTATGTGCTGCGCATGAACCGCGCGCTGCTGTTCGGCGCGATGATGGGCGCGCGCACCTGCGCACCGGCGATGGAGATCATCAGCGATACCGCGCGCAGCAACATCCCGGCGCTCGGCTACGCGGGCACCTATGCGATAGCCAACGTGCTGCTGACGCTTGCCGGTACGCTTATCGTCATCATTTGGCCCGGCACATAAAAAAACGAGAAATTTTGCAGATGGCGCGAACTTTTCGAAAAAGCATCAGTCTCAATTAGTGCCACTGCTTTTCTTTGATGTCCCCATTTTGTGGAGCCCATCAACCCCGCCATCTTGGTTCAAGGTTGATGGGTTTTTTGTTGTTTATTTTTTTACCTGTTTAAAATCATGCATTTACAAAGCCCATGCATCGCAAGTGGCGACAAAATGGCGGCACATAAACACTCAGAACCCAAAGAGTCCATACTGATGCCCTTAAGCATGACCTTTTGTCATGATAGAATCCAAAGCATCTATGCCATATGAACCATGAGCAGTACTCTCAAAACACAATAATAACCTGTGTTGATAATACCTCATCTATAGGAGCGTGGCTTTCCATGAGTGCAAATCGCGAAATAGCTATCCATGCATTAAAAAGATACCTTAATAAAAATTTTGCATCCCATATTGATATGAGTAATGTTGGAAGTAAGGCAAATGACAGGGAGTTCAATCTTCTTTCTAGATGCATTGCCGCAATGTCAGTAAAAATACATAATAATGAAGTAGAAAACGATACTTGCGCCAATTGTGTATGTGATGGTAGTGATGATCATGGTGTCGATGCTGTATATGTAAACCATGACAAGCGAACAGTAACCGTTGTTCAATCGAAATTTGATTCTAGTGGGAATGGGTCGATTGCAAGGAGCGAAATAAATGATTTCCTTAACTCCTGCAAAGAAATTTTATTAGAAAAGTACGACTTATTTAATAGGAAGTTTCGCCTCTGGGAAACTGATTTAGATAAAGCTTATGATGCAACCTACAAATATGTATTTGTTTTTTCATATAGTGGTGGAAGCCAATTAAGCAAAGAAGTCCAATCTATAATCACTCAAACTGAGCAAGATCTTAACTATGATATAGGGCCAGACGCGACACAAATATCCATACTAAACTTAGATGACTTGAGGGATTATATGAGCAATCCTGATTCAAAAAAAATAGATATGGATGATGTTGAGGTGCTCCAATATGGTTTGAGTGATCATCCTTTACCTGCGGTTCATGGGATTGTTACTGGAGATATTGTTGCTAATTGGTGGAAAGAATATGGTGATGGGCTCTTTGAGAAAAATATAAGAGGAGGACTAGGCGATACATCCGAGGTGAACCAAGCTATCAGGGAAACGCTTATAAGCCGACCAGAATTCTTCTACTATTTTAATAATGGCATAACAATTTTAGTTGATTCCTTTATGTCTAGGAGAAGAAATAATACAAGCCGGCGAGAATCAGGCGGCTTTAACTTCAAGAATATGAGTGTTATTAATGGGGCTCAAACTATAAGCACTATTGGTAAAAGTTTTTTATCAGGTGATATAACATTAGACAATCTTAGCAAAGTTAAAATATCATGCAGATTTATCAAATCAATTATCAAAAACGATGAATCCTCAGATGAAGATGTTAATGATATTTCATTAGACATAACTATAGCCAACAACAATCAAAACAAAGTTACATCTAGAGACTTCGCATCGAAGGACCCCATCCAACTTGAGTTGCGCCGGTCTATTTCCTTGGAGCACCCGTATCAGTACGAGATCAAAAGAAGCGATTCTCCTAGTGCTAACCCATCGCCATATGTAATGGATATGGATGATGCTCTCAATGCTTTAGTATGTTGCAATCTTACGATTAGAAACATCGCTAACCTTAAGTCTAACAGAGGTCGTTTTTTCGAAAGTCTTACTGGTCCGCTTTACAAAAGCGTGTTTAATCCCAGTATAACTAGCGTAAAAGTGATTAACTCGGTCAATGTATATAGAAAATGTCTCGACCATCTTTTACAAATAGAGAAGACTCGAGTAACAAAAAGGGACGAAAAAATAGCCATTCACGGCCGATTCTTTTTAATATCAATCGCCATGAATGCTTTCCCGAAAATAATTAATTCAGCTACTGTGATTCCAATAGATGCTTTGCCAAGCTTTAATAGCATACTCGATGATACATTTGCCATTATTGCTAGTTACATTAATGAAAAATATGCTTCAAGCCATATGCCCCGATTTTTCGAAAACCAACAAAAATTAAAAGAACTGTATCAGCTTTTTCAGCTATAAAAGTTTAAACCAGAGCACCCTTATCTTAGGGTGCTTTATCAATTTTGTACTTTACACAACTCGCATACTTAACCCACAGCCGTCTCCGACGAAGGTAAATGTTTTCCTTAACATAAAAGGCGTAAGTACATGTTGTGAAATGATGTTTTTTTCAGTCACGCAGTAACAGCCTTTTCATAGCCGGGCCGCGCCAGCTCTGGGTTTGATGGCTTCTCGCGCCCCGGTATAACCTGACGTCGCAGATCCTTTCTTTTCGCATAAAATCAAAAAAATCCTTTTATTTCTGTAAGTTATGCAATTCTCCTGAACCATCAGAGATCCTTTTTACTGAAAAAAAGTGAAATTCTTTTCAATCTTTTCAGTTTCGTTTTCCTTGCAGAGCCCCAGCGCAGGCGCGGTCTGGCGATATCATTTGTAAAAAAACAAAACTGAAAAATTTTTGCGATCCAAAACTTGCAGGCGGGTGCGGTGTAGTGCCGTTTTTGTCTGCGAACGTTTTATTTTGTGGGGCTGTGGCTGCGTCAGCGCAACGAGGCGGGCGGGATCTGTTTCAGGGATGGCGGTGCGCGGTTAACGCGATGCGGGCGCTGTGGTGCGTTCTGGATGGGTTAATGACAGGCATAAAAAAGCCCGCGCACTGGCGGGCATGTTGTCGGGTCAGGCAATGATGTTTTCATACCGGCTGCGGGTCTGTGTCGCCTGCGCCGCCGTCTGGCTGAACGCGGCGGCAGTATTCGGCCCGCCGGTGCCGGGGTGTGAATGGCTGGCGCACTGGCTGGCCAGCTGTGCCAGCAGGTCTATGGTATCCAGCATCATTTGCAGCGTGTTAACGCTTTCGCTGCCGATGTGTACCGTTGGGCCCATAATTTGCTGACCGCCCGCCGCGACGCTTTTACGCAGCTGCGCGATTTTCTCGGTCAGCCCGCCATCGGTCTGCGTCTCAATGCCGCCCTTCGCGTGCGTTTTCTGGTGGCCGTCAATTTCAGCTTCGGCATCGCCTTCCACGCGGGCCAGAAATTTGCCGCTGGCTGCGATGGCGTAATCGCCGGTGGCCACATGCTGAACGGCACCGGCCAGCAGGCTGACCGTTCCCAGTACCGTGGTTTTATCCGTGGCTTTTACCGTGGTTTCACGGCTGACCAGCTCGCGGCGCTCCCGGTCTGCGGTCACTTCGCGGCTCATGGATGTTTCGCTGATGGTCTGGTCAGTCTTGCGCACCCAGTCACCGGCCTGCGTGACGCGTTGTGACACTTCTTCCCGCTGCTGTTGCAGCTGCTCTCCGGGCTTCACGTCCGGCAGGCTTGTGCCATCCGGTACGGTCTGGCGTACAAACGGCTTATCCGCACGCCCGCCGGTAAAGCCCACTTCAACCAGCGTGCCTTCCGGCGGAAACTGGAACATTCCCGAATCATTACCGGCCATCGGCACCGGCAGCGGCACGGCGGAATAAACCGGCGTGTTACCGTCCGGCTTACCGTCTGCATCAAGCAGCTGCACGTCAACGGCGTAACGCGGGCGGAACGGATCAGAAAAATTCCCGCTGCTCACCGGCTCGCTGTGCGCCACCACCCGCGCAAATTTCGGCAGATGCAGCCCGGAGGCCAGCTCTGGATAATGCGCCTCTATCTGGCGCTGAATCGGGGTTTTCTGTAACGGCCTGCCGGTTGCCTTGTCGCGTGGCGTCCACGTGATGGTCATGTTGTCACCGGACAGGTTTATTTTCGTCACCCGCTGTCCGTTCACCTCCACACCGGGGCGCAGGGTCTGCACCAGAGGGATGGTCATGCTGTTGCCACCGGCAGCGCCCTGGTTAAAGTCTGCCGGAATATCAACGGGCCGCCCGGCAAACAGCGCCTTTTCCGCGCCGCCCAGATAAAGAGAACCATCCGGCAGCTGATACCAGACGTAATCATTCACACCAAACGCGCGGCCCAGATTATCCAGCAGCTGGAACCCGCTGCCGGAATGGGTGAAGTGCGGAATCGGCCTGTCGCTGTAGGCCGCATCCGGCACCGTGACCGTGATGCCGCTGTGCTCTGTCAGCCAGCCGGCGATTTCTTTCAGCGTGGGATGCTGGAACGAACAGGGCCAGCTGCGTTCGAACACGCCGACCAGTTCACGCACAAAAAGTCGCTGGAAGCCTTTTTCGGCGGGCTGTGAGCGCTCCACATAGCCGGTAAACCAGCGCAGCAATAAATCGCTGTAACCCACGTCAAGCCGCACCAGTTTTCCGGTGTAGTCCGTGTCAGTTTCCGCTGTGATAAACCCCCGCCCGCAGCTGTTCAGCTCAAGCGTCATATTCACATCAACCAGATGTACCTCATCCGTGGACAGGTACAGACGTTTAACCGGCTTCATGCTTACCCCAGCGCATCATTAACAGGTTTAAGTATCTTGCGTTCAAACCATGACAGCGTTTCTGCGTCCTCACCGGCACTGGTCTGGCTGGCTGCGCCGCCACCGGCCCCGGCTTTCTGTGTTTTGCTGGCCGTTCTGGACGTCGCCCGCGCTTCGCGTTTTTCCTGCACGCTCAGATGTTCTGTCAGTGTGAACGTGACCAGCCAGCTCATGCGGCCATCCTGCGGCGGCGCGTCCACCGTGCCGGTAAACGTGGCTTCACGCAGGTTAACGGCGCGCGCCACCTCGTTGGCCACGCGGTAAACCTGCCGTTTGCCGCCTGCATCCGTGGCGTTCGCCAGGGCAAAAATGCGTGACAGCGTGCTGATTTGCTTAAACGGCACTTCACCCACCACGCGCAGCTCTTTGCCTTTGGCCCCCTGCTCGGCTTTTGTGGTGGCGCTGGTCTGGCCGCTCTGGTCTTTGTCCTGGAATTGCTGGCTTATCGTTACGCGCATATTTTTAAGCGGTATCGCTTCGCCATTAAGCGCCAGCATGATTGTCGAGGTCATGGATCATTCCCTTAATTCCTTCGAGATTCTCACCGGCCAGCATGATGGCCGCGCTGTGTACGGCAGACGGCTGCGGGATGCCCTGCATCAGCGCCCGCGTCAGTGTCGCCGCGTCGCCCTTCGCCGTGAAAACCCAGGCGCGGGCGCTTTTGCCGGTTAACTGGTTCAGCCCGTCAGCCAGCTGTGAAAGCAGCCCGGCGCGCTCGGCGGCGAACCCGGCAAGCGCAGCTTTCATTCCGGCCATATCAATACCGGCACTCGCCTGCGCCTGGGCGCTGGCCACCGCTCTGGCATTCATTACCGCCCGGCTTGTTGGCACAGAAAGCGGCAGCGCAGCGGGCAAGCCGCCACTGCTGCGGGCAGGCAACTGCATCCGTACCGTGGCAAGCTCCGCCGCAGAACGTGCCAGACGGCTCACCTGCGTAAACGCGGGAGCCGGGAAAACCGCCGTCAGCTCATCAAGACGCTTTATAAAATCATCCTGCGTCTGGCCGGTAACGAGAAAAATCACCACATCCCGCATATCCGCCACGCTCGCCAGCCTTCCGGCCAGATACGCCACGGCGTTGGCCGGGCTCAGATAAGCGCCGTTTTCCGTCTGCTGGCCAATCCCGTAAATCCACGGATGCGCAGGAACGATGGCGCAGTCCAGCGCAGAAAACGCATCAGAAAACGCCAGCTTTGCTTCACGCCACATCGCCAGGCATCTCCGGCCATGCGATATCCGGCGCGGTAGTGGTATCAACCCGGTTCAACAGGACACGATATTTTTTCCATGCGGCCAGTTGCGCCACCTCACCCTCTGAGGCCATTTCCAGTTCAACTGCATCCTGCAGCGGGGCAATGGCTTGCGTCGCTTCCTGCAACAAACTCTGTTTTTTGGCTTCAGCCAGTCCAACATGATCCACTGGCGCAGGGATAATTTTACTTCCATCAAACATCCAGTTCCCGTCGATGTTGAAACCGTCCGGCACAGATTCTTTTGACACCTCAGCCACAGCCATATTCACTGGCCACAACGCGGAAACGTCATAATCTGCCGTGCGGATAATGCCGTCATCCGTAAACGCAATCTTTAGTCTGTCCGCGCTGAATTTCTCCTGACTCGCATACCAGTCGTTACCATCTTCATCCTTCAGATAAAGGATGTTTTCAGCCTCTTTAATCTCAGGCTCATAAAATGAAAGTTTTTTTAATTGCATCATTACCCCGAAATAGTTCGCCATGCGCCGTTGATATTGATTTGAATCGGCTTGTATTGAATGGTGTCATCTACAGGTGCATCACCTTCGACATACCAGCCGGTAAACGCACACCCGCCCGGAACGTAGTTCCAGCCATTTCGCTTCAGGACAATAGTGCCTGGACTCCCCTGCCGAACATCGATCACCGCAGCCGTTTTTAATGAATAACGCGCATCAAAGTTGCCGTAATCAGACGGAACAAATTGCCCGGATCCCGTGATGCCGCCACTTACAGACAACCCATGACCTATCAAAACCCTGCCGGTTGAAAGGCTAACCGTGAAAGAGCGCAGCGAGTTATAGCTACCGTACTGGTCGCCTGAGTTGGTCAGCATCAAATAAAGATTGTCGCCATCGTTTCGCCAGAACGTGCCGTAATTGCCGTAAACAATGCGCATACTGTTTGCTGAAAGTGACTGAATCTCACCTCTTGCTCTTACAAACCCAGATACTGCTCCACCACCCAGCGGAAAATATCGGGCATCAAAATTTGCGTAAGAAGCGGGGGAAAATTGCCCGTCTTTGTTAAATGTGAATATTTTTCCTGCCGGGTCATCGGCAGAAATATATTGAAGCTGGAAACTACCCGCTTTAACTATCGTTCCTAATGACCACGTTCCTTTCCCTTGTGCATATCTCTGCTTAATGACCGGAAAGAATTTTGATTCGGATGCGTCATTGATTAACTGGAAAAATGGCGCTAATACCCCGTCATTATTCTGTGAAGCATATGACCCCGCGCCAGCGTCAGCGTCACCGGTGATAGCTCCGGACATTGTGCCGCCAGCCAGCGGCAATGCCTTTTTTGAAAGCGCTATCGCATTATCATTCACCGCTTTTATGGCCTTTGACGTCGCTGCCTCGCTTTCTGACTCGCTGTTGGTGGCGCTACTCAGCTGAACAATGCCTTTTTGCATCGTTGACGCATCCTGGGCGGTATACTTCCCCTTAGCCAGCTCATACGTTTTTTTAACGGCAAGCGGCGTTGCGGCCTGACTTTCAGAATCACTATCCGTTGCGCTACTTAGCTGTACGAATCCTTTATCGCTGGTTGTTGCATCCGGGTGATTACGTGATTTTTCATGCTCTTTTAATGCCTGATCACTCAGACTACCTTTGGGGCGTAAATCCGTTATTTTCCCGCTGGCATCAATACTGGCCAGCGCAAACACGTAATGCTGCACGCCGTTCTGCACGTAATCGGCAAGATTTGCCGCCACGGTCACTTTGCTTTTTACCTGCCAGCTACTGACCAGCGAACCTTCCCAGCTCACATCCAGCCAGACTTTGACCGGCTTTGTGGTCACAGTAATATTCTGACTTGCAGCCAGCTGCGCGCGCAGCCCCTGCACATAACCGGTGCCAGGCGTCACGAAATACTGCGTGCCGGTTTTGCCTACCAGCCATCCATCCCCCAGAAACGCCGCCGCGCCGAACACGTCGATGTTTTCCAGGCGCTGGCGTTCGTCCATCCCGGCCAGGCGCGCGGTAAAATCAATCTGCCAGGTTTCCGCCGGGGTGTTAATGCCCGTTTCGGCCTGCGCGCCGTTGTACTCCATCAGAAAAGAGCGCGTGAGCACGTTGCCCTGCTGGCCCGCTTTCGTTTTCAGCTTCTGCTGCACCGGCGCATGAACAATCATTGCCAGCGTGCCGCTGGCCTTGTTCATCAGGCCAATCCAGTTAAACGAGAAATCGCCCACATCCGCGCCCAGTACCACGGAATGCACCACGGCATTTTCATTCACCACCCCCTTGCGGCTGACCGCCTGGCGGTGAACAATCTGCGCCGCCGGTGGCAGCGTTTCACTGCGGCTGATCGGCGCATCAGGGTTAAGCCCCGGCACGTTTGCAAACACAAATTCATCCAGCAGGATGGCTTCACCCGTCACGCCCTGCTGCGCTTTCCACTGTTCAAAGGCCAGTGTGATTACTGTCTGTGACATAAAACTCCCTATAACGTCGCGCTGAATGTTGCGCCTGCGGCCCCGGTGCCATTCAGCTGCGCCGGATAAACCACGTATTCGCCCTGATCCCATCCGGCCCGGATGGCCAGACTTTCCGATGTAATGACTTCAAACTGATAACGGCGGCAGGTGCGCCCGTACTGGCGGATAATCTGGATCATCAGTTGCGTGTTATCCGCAATCTGGCTATCCGTGACACGTACCAGAATCACATCCCAGTCAATGCCCGGCTGGCGCTCCTGTAGCTCCACATAACCGATGCCGAGTCGCTCAAAAATATTAATAAATCCCTCAACCGAACCGGCATCGCGGGCATTCACGAAGGCATACGCCACGCGCCTGCGAAACAGCGCCAGCGGCTCGCCATCAAAGCGCGCCACGTCGCGGTCATAAGCCAGCAGGTTTAACAGCGGTTCGGCGCAGGTCAGCGGATCAAACTGGCTCACAGGCCATGTCACCCACCCATAAACCAGCGTCCAGAATCGCCGCGCAGCACGCAGCAGCGTGGCGGGTTCGCCCTCGCTCATCCAGAAAGGCAGGCGCAGCCCGGCCAGTTTTTTCATAAAGTCAGGCATTCATAAGCCTCACGGTCAGCGTATCGAGGCGCGGCACGCTCAGCCCGCTGACGATATCGGTCAGTGAAAAGGCCAGCGAATCAATCGCGGCAAACTGGCGATGCAGCTCGCGCCCCAGATTGGAAAACGAGAAGCGCGAAAAGGGCCATGTCTTCTTCACGTCAAACTCATTGTTCTCACGAAAGGCGCACCGGATCAGGTTCTCGGCCCCGGCGCGCAGCGCGCTCTGTTCTTCGTCGGTCAGGTTGGCCAGATTTCTGACATACAGCGTTACCGCCAGGGTGTGCCGGGTTTCCGGCATGGCAAAACACTGCATATCGTCGCCGTGGCCATGATGGCCCTGCGTGGTGATGTAGTCGTTGACCGCCTCGATAAACGGATCGGACGTGACGCCCGTATCCAGCAACAAATAAGCGTTCGCCGTTCCCGGCCCGCGTGGTGCCTCATGCTCAAAGAAAATACGGTCAATACTCAGCCCGGCCACGCTGGCAATCATGGAGCGGTAAACCGCATCCGTGTGATAGTTGCCCACCAGGTTAAACTGGTTGCGGCAGCGTTCGCGCAGCTCGTCGTCGCTTTCCTCATCAGCACCCGGCACCGTCAGCCAGTCGGTTTCGTTCACGGCATGGCTGATGCCATCCACCGCCACCGGCAGGATGCGGTAATACCCCGGCGCCAGGTTAAACGCGCCGCCGGTGGCCGTGGCCTGTACCGGGATCAGCGCGCTGGCCACACCGGCCGCCAGGGTAAAATCTGCCGTGGTGGCCAGCTCGTACACGGTGCCGTTAATCCTTTCCGTCTGGATAAGCGTACCCGCCTTGACCGTCACCACGGCCCCGGCGTCAGCCTTGTAAAATCGGATCACGCCCTGCGCCGCCGTGGCGGGTTTTGCCGTGACGTTCACCGCCCACGCCAGCAGGCGCAGCATCTGCCCGGATGCCGTGGCCACAAACATATTGGCCAGCACCGTGCCGACCAGCACATCCTTAAGCCACAGCACCGGCGTGGTCACAATCGCGGTGATAAGCCGCCAGAACGGTGACATGCTCGATGTGTTCGTGATAAGCCCTTCTTCCTGCACTATCCCGTTGAAGCGCTCGCGCAGCGCTTCTTTTGTGACGGGCATTCCGCTGGCTTTCACCACTTCTTCAAAATCCACCTGCGGTTTTTCGGTCATAAGTCAGCCCTCACGGATACCGGCCCGAAATCCCATGTACCGGCAGTGATCCACAGCCGCGTCTGGTTTTCCTCGTTAACCAGCACCGTGCCAGGCTCGATACGCTCATCACTTTCTATCAGCAGCTCAAGGCGGGTAAGGATATCGGCGCGCAATGTGGGGCTGCGCTCCGCAACCAGTTCCGTGGCCAGTCCGCTTTCAAGAATGGCGTGAACAATATCCTGCCCGATGCTCTGGCTGTTATTACACAGCACCGGCTCGTTACCGGGATTCAGGGTAAAATTGCGCCCCTCAATTAATAAATCGATATATAAATCACTCATCAGCCCAGTTCCTGCCATTCCATTAATTGCCCCGGTGAAAGCGTTTCTTTCGGATAAATATTTACCGTGTTAATTTTCCGGCTGTTATCCGTCACCGTCCTGCCGTTGTTATTTATCGTTTTGCTGATGCCGCCTTTATCCAGATTTTTAACCTGCCCGCCGGTTGAAAGCGTATTTGCCGTTAACGGTGCCGCATCGGTTTTCACCGGTGCCGCAGCATTAGCCCCCGAATAAATAAATGCGCTGTTTTTAGGCACCGCACCGGCACCGGATAAAGCATCCACCTGTTTAATTTCAGCGGTTACCGGAATATTCACACCGGGAATGTTATTCAGCTTGTCAACAATCCATTTCCACGCTTTGGAAAAGCTCTCTGTAATCGTTGACCAGATATTGCTGAACACATTCACAATGCCGATGGCCATATCAGCCAGTGCCGCCGCAGGCGAGAAACCGCTTAACAGTTTCGTGAACGCCTCCCAGCCCTCAGCAATAAACTGCCAGGCTTTCCCGAACATATCCGCCACCCACTTCACGGCAGCAACCACCGCCTGAAAGGCTGCGGTTTCCATTACCGCCGCTTTGATGGCATCCCAGTGTTTGACCAGTAACCAGCAGCCCGCGACCAGCAGCGCGATGGCCCCGATAATGAGTAATACCGGCCAGCTCATGAAGTTAATCCCCACACCAGCCAGCACCGCCGCAATGCGCACGGCCAGCAGTACGCCGCGCAGCACACCCAGCATGGCGTTCCAGGCCACAATCGCGCCCCTGGCGAGCCACACCGCACCGGTAAACAGACGTACCGGCAGCGTGATGGCATACCACAGCGCCTTTAATCCCGTCAGAATGAACGAGGACAGGCCCAGAATGATGTTTGCCGAGGCACCCGCCGCCGCAAATCCCAGAATGGCCAGCGCGGCATAGCCCACCACGCGCGCTATGTTGGGGAAAATCTGCATCCAGCGCGCAAAGGTCTGCCCCATATCTGCCAGGCGGTTAAGCAGCGGATACAACACCGGCACAAGGGTTAACCCGATAACGGTCTGGATAGCCTTGAGGATTTGCACAAAGCGATCCCACGGCTTAACCATTTTTGCAGCCATTTCCTGCGTGCGTTTTAGCCCGTCCGCGCCGCCCAGCTCGTTAATATTGCGCTGTAACAGCGCCACATTGCCGTAAAGCTGCTTGATCACTGCCGAGCTGTCGCCGAACGCCTCATCAAGCTCCGCCTGGGCTTTCAGGTTCCCTTCCAGGCTTTTGCCGTATTTGCCCTGCAACTTCATCAGCATTTCCGGCATGGAAAGGATATTGCCCTGCATATCCGTAAAGGACAGACCCAGCTTTTTGGCACCGTCAATCGCGCCGGTCATAAAGCCTTCATAGGCGCTGCTCGCCTCACTGCCCAGCGTGCGGTTAAGCTGGCCCAGCACGGCCAGCTGCTCATCAAGGCCAATGTTGTAGTTAGTGCCGACGCCGCGCGCGCCTTCCATCAGGTCTTTGATGGCCCCCATTTCTACACCGAACGTCTGGCGCATGTACGCCATTTTCCCGGCCAGCTGTTCAGCAAACTGCACTTTACCGAGGCGCTCCGCATCACTGCGGAAGTTGGCAAACATCTGCCCCATAAATTCTGCGGTTTCCGCAGACGTGGCTTTCAGGGCAAACGCCAGCGTGTTAGCGACTTTCGTCACCTGCGGCAGATCCGTGCTGGTCAGCCCGTCAATCGCGCCGCTGATTTCAGCGGTGGAGTTGACAAACTCCACGGCGCTGGCCCCGTAGGCCATGGAAAAACGCATCGCATCACGCTGCACGGTTTTCAGTGCCGTACTGTCCACACCGCGCGCCGAGGCTTCGTTAAGGGCGTCGTACATTTCGATAGCCGGACTCAGCGCCCCTTTCACCGTTTCCGCCACACCCCACATGGCCAGCGCACCGCCGCCGATACGCTTAAAAGCCTCTTTTGATTTATCAGCAAAGCCCGTGACAGAATTCTGCGCCTGCTTTAACGGGCGCGTTAATTTGTCGATAAGGCTTAATGTAAAATCCAGCTGTTTCATTCAGAGCCTTTAAACGCGATGCCCACGCCATTGGCTACAGCTACGGACATATTTTCCCAGTAGCGGTTATCCAGCCAGATGGCGGCGGCAATATCATCAATATTATCCTGCCCGGTCGGCAGATAATGGCGGCGTAAAATTAAATACTGGTCGAGTCCATTTTGTTCAATCGCCTGGACTCGTTTCGTTAGTTTTTTACTTCAATTTCCAGTTCAGGCGCGTACAGCTCGTTAATTTTCCCGACCAGCTGCAGGGCCGCGCCCGGACGCTTAATAATTTCGGCCAGCGCTTCTTTGCTTTCTGCCGCCACAATACGATTAAGATAGTTATTCGCCGGGGCGACTTTATTATCCATCGACATTTCGTTAATGAATTTGTTATAGGCGGTCTGGTTCGGCTCAAAGGTAATTTCAGTACCGGCCACGACAAGTTTAATTTTTTCCATTTAATAACGTCTCTCTTTGGTTAATTTCGTCAACAAGCTGGTTATGGCGTGCGGCGCACTGCCCGTACAGCTCCAGATAAAGGGTTAATAATTCCGCCGCATCCCTGCCGGTTGTGCCGGTCAGGCGCGGCAACTGCGTGCTGCATTTAGTTTTCAGGTTTTCCTGATAACGCACGTTCGGCGCTGGCGGTGGCGTCGTTGTACATGCTGACAAACTCATCAGACAGACAGCGGCTGGTAAACACCGGCTTAACCAGCTCCGTGCGGATTTCACGCGGTGGCGCATTGCGTAAAGCCTCCAGTTTTTCTTCCAGCACCCGGCCCGACTTGCTGGCCACGTCCTGCAACTGCCTGCCGGTAGCCGCTGCGGTGCGCTGGATGGCCAGGTCGATGCTGTCACGCTGCCAGCCTGCGGCCTTCCAGCCCCCGACGAACGCCAGCACCAGGGCAACCATCACCGCCAGCGCGGCCCGGCTCATCAGCGCACCCCGTTGTGTTCAAGGCTGAAATGATTGCCGTCCGGGTTGGTTTTAAAACGCCCGCCCCAGCTGCCACCCAGCGATTCCCAGTATTCGCCCAGCGGCAGATAATCTTCGGTGCGCGTGGCGTATTTACCGTTGATGAACAGGTTAAAATCCACGGCCAGGCGCTGGGTATGCAGGCTGTTGCTGATGCCGCTGCCCTTCTTCGCATTCAGCGCCGCCTGCTCAGGCGTGCGGTACGCTTCGCCAAAGGTCAGGCGATAACCCTTTTCTTCTGCCCAGTGGATGAGATTTGCCACCATGACGGTGAACAGCTGCTGCTTTTCGCTTAAGGTCACTTAATTGCCTCCCTTGCTGAATAAACCGCTGATACCCTTTTTACGCAGCCAGGCTTCCACGCCGCTTAAGCCCAGGATACCCAGCGCCGAACCAAACCCAATCAGCGCCAGCGGATGAATATCCGGCACCAGATAGAGCACCACGCCCGCCATCAGTGACAGCGCGCTGCCAACAATCACCCGGCCCGCCACCAGGCGAATCGTGATTGGCTCGTCACTGGTCAGCATCTTGCCGAGAGCGATAAGCCCGCCCATGATAAGCAGCGCCCAGAAGCCCTTTTCGTATTCCTGCATTCCCTTCCCTTACCCGATAAGGTTTTCAGTGGCTTCCGGTTCCAGATACGGAACGCCGTCAATGTTAATAAAACGCGGATCGGTGACCTGGTATTTCACCTTACGCGTGGACAGCGCGCCGCCCTTCGGATCGATGTCCAGAATGCTGCTCAGGTTCATCTTGCAGCCGAACGCCTCCACCTTTGATTCCTCATCGCCCGCTTTCGCGTAAAAGAGGTAATCCACCGGCGGGATGCCGCGCCAGGAGCCATAGCGCTGGGCCAGCCCCTTAAGCACGGCCAGCGCCTTGATGCTGAACTCAATTTCGCCTTCGGCAGACACATCGCCATCCACGAAACCATCCGGCACGCCGCGCGTCTGTACTGCCGTGGTGTTGTCGGTAATGTCGAGCGTGATTTTTTCGGCATGGACAAGCGTGCCGTCGATGTAAAAATCAAAAGACATACCGGAAATACGCTTACTCATGCGCTGGCCTCCAGACTCTGATCAAGCACCAGGCTAATCGAAATTTGCAGCGGCACTTCATACGTGCGTACCACGATGTAAATTTCCACCTGCTTTTTTGTTTTCCAGACGATGGACACGTCGCCATCCTGCGGCGGCTTTACTTCACCGGGAAACGTCACGCCGTTGATTTCAGCGGCCTTTGACATTTCGCGCAGCGGCTTCGCAAACAGCGACTGATGCGCCGCAATACTGCCCGGCGTGCTGTTCAGCGAGCGATCCGCAATCTTGCCGATGGCCAGCAGACGCACACGGCGGGCGGCCTTATCCGCGATACGCAGCGTTTCGATGGACTGATAATCACCGCCTTCCACGTCCAGCGTGCGCCCGTCTGCCCAGTAGATGCCGTCATAATCGGGATACCACATCGGCACGCTGTAGCGCTGCGCCTCCAGCGCGCGCAGTGTGGCCAGCTCCAGCACCGCGCCGGTGCCGTCCACCGGCATTTCATCGCTGCCGAGACTCAGCAGCGCGCCGGTTTTGGTGCGCGCCGGGCTGTCTGCCACCGTCACGGCACGGTTACACAGCCGCCCGGCCAGCACGCCCGGCTCGTTACCCCAGAGACGGGGAACCAGCTGCACCGCCTTTTCGGCAATTCCGGCCTGTAGCTCAGAAAGGCGCTTGAGGTAATCCGCCTGCCCTTCGTCGGGCTGCATCCCCTGCACCGCCAGGGCAAACCACACCCAGCGGCCATATTTTGCAATCAGCGTGGATCGCAGCGTGGCAGCCTGGTTAATCACGGCCTTGTCGGTCACATCATCCGAAAGCACCACGCCTTCCACGGAACACGACACCTGCGCGGCCAGCACCGCATTAACCCACGCATCCGCCCCGCCATCCTCAGCCAGCGGATGCACAAACGCCCACCAGTTCTGGCCTGCGTTCGCCTGTGCCGCCTTCAAATCACGCTTAAGCGGGCTGTCAGCGGCACCCAGCAGCGCATCAAAATCCGTCTGCGCGGTAACGGCCAGCGTTTTGCCGGTATTGGTTTTGGCCGTGCCGGTAAACAACACCACGCGCTCCACCTCACTGGTTTCGCCCTGTAGCTGGTTTACCTGGTTCACGTCCACACTTGGCCAGGTCATTGTCTCCCCCTGATATCCTGCGCATTCACATCCCAGCCAAAGCCAATGGCTTGCAGCTGGCGCGCCAGCGCCTTATTAAATTCTTCGTCGCTCATGCCGAGAAAGGCACGCGCGGGAAGGTCGATTGTCCAGCTTGTTTTTGCTGCCCTGCCGGTCAGTTTGCGGATCAGCAAACCGGCCTGCGCATAAGGCATCGTTTCGGTAATCTCGCGGTAGCCAGGCTTTTTCATCCGCTTCCCGCGCTTCACCTGATACCCCAGCGCCCGTAGCTTTTTGGCCTGGGCGATGGTGGCCATTTTTCCCGCCGTCGCCTCGCGTGGCTGCGCGCTGCGGTTGATGCGCATCTTCATGCCGTTCTGCTGGCTCCAGGCCACGGCACCGGCAGCAACCGGTGTTTTGCCGTTGCGGTAGCCGCCGCCCGCCAGGTAAACCCTCACCGCGTCGATTTCCGGCATTTCCCGGATATGCAGCAGCTTCGGCATGTTGCGCAGCATCTTTCCTTTGCGCTTCGTCTGGCGGCCCGGCCATGCCTGGCCATCCGGTGACTGCTGGTTGCGCACGTTGCGTTTTGCCGCGGCGATCAGCCCGTATTTCGCAAGACGCCACAGCAGGCGCTGACGCTTTCGGGGCGGCAGCTCCAGACTGGCCAGCGCCCCGCGCAAATCAGCCAGCTGCTTTTTGTTCAGCTCTCCGCCGACAAACATCACGCATCCCCTATCGGTGCGCCGGTTTCATCCACCCCGTACACCTGGGCGCTTAATGCCGTCCAGATTTCCGGATCAACCAGTGACCAGCGCTCACCGCGAAAGGGAATTGCGCCTTTCTCATCCCTGCGGATCACCAGTTCTTCCACCAGTGGCACAGACAGCACCACCGTGGCGGTTTCCGCATCCTCCACCGTGACATCCCACTGCGGATCGGCATCGGTGATACCGACATGCTCCATCAGTTCGCTGCCGTATTCGTCCAGCCAGACTTCCAGCAGCGAAACCAGCAGCTGCGGCGGGCAGAGGCGATACGGGAAACGCTCCCAGCTCAGTAAGGCGTTGTAGCGGATCAGCGCCTGCCGGTACTGGTCGAGCCCCATTTCTTTGGCCGCCGGCACCACCTGCATTTCATCAATCACGCTGTCAAAGCCCTGCCGGGCGCGCTCCGGGATGTTTTCACTGAAAAATTCAGTCAGTGATTCCAGCTGCGTTTTCATACTTTTTTCACCGTGGCCCGTTTAAGCCCCTTCATGCGCCGGATGGCAACCGAGGCTTCGGCCAGCAGTCCGGCGCGGGTTTCGTCACTTTCCTGCCCCGGATGGGTTTCACGTCGCCCGATGGTGGCAAACTCGCCCAGCAAATCCGCTTTGGCGCGGGCAAATACGGCTTTCGTGTACTGCGCGCACAGCCCGTTAATACCTGCCATCATCACGCCCGGCACATCCGCCGCCGACACATGGCCCTGCGCCCTGTGCATGGCCTCCACGCTGACCAGCTCCGCATTGACTTCCATCACGGCGGCAATCAGCGCCTGCGCGATGGTGTCCGCCTCAATATCCGGCGGTAGTGCGCGCTGGGCCTGAAAATCTTTCAGGTTCAGATCCGGCCAGAAGCCGTTATTGGTCAGCGGTGCATCCTGGTATTCCAGCGGCCTGCCGTTAAACATGAATCCCCCGAATAAAAAGGCGGGCTGACCGGCGTCCACGGCGCATTACACGATGTGTTTTGCCCTCAGCCGCGCCCGCCTGGCTTGCGGTAGTCGTTACTTCGTCAGGCTGCGGATACGCGCGCCAATCTGCGCACGCATCGTTCCCACCCCGACGCGCTTATAAAGCTTTTCTGCTGACGCCAGCAGCGCATCGGCCTTTTCCAGCGTCTCCACATCATCCAGCGCCGTGGCGCGTGGCTGACCTTCGTCATCACGCAGCATCAGCAGCCCGGCGAACTTGAACCATTTAGCCGTGATTTGCTCATGCAGGCGCCAGCACTGCGTGACCTTCTCAAAGGTCTGCGAAAAATAAGGTTCGACACTTTCACCCGCTGCCGCCGTGGCTTCCGCCCAGCTCAGGACGGTATCCGCCACAAACGCCGGGAAATGGCTGCGGATGTTCTCAGGCGTCGGCTGCTGCTGTTCAATGGCGATATCTGCCCAGGCCAGCGCCTTTTCAAAATCGCCCGCATCAAACAGCCACACCACGCACCACGAAAAGACCGGGTTCGGGTAGACCTTGCCGCCTGCCAGATAGCTCTCAACGGTCGGCATCCAGCGCGGCAGCAGCACATCACGCTTATACGCTTCACGGTCTGCGATGGTCGGCAGGTTGCGCACGTGGGCAACGTCGTTATTCAGCGCCTGAATCTGCAAATGCAGGCTTTCAGCTCGCTCCACGGCCTCGCGGCGCAGCAGCTGCTGTTCCATCGCAATGCGCTGGCTGTGTCGCTGTGCGGGTGAAAGTGCCATCGGTTAGCCCTCCGCTGGCTCAGTGACCTGGCCGATGGTCACGGCGTTTTCGTCAATGGCCGCGTACAGCTCCGGCACTTCAACGGCGTAACCTTCGTTGCGCAGGTATTTGTTTTCAAACTGCTTGCGGTCATCAACAAACTCAGCCTTACGCTGGCGCGTGCCGCGCTGGGTGTAGATGTGCAGGTTACTCAGTGGTGTTACCACCATGCGCTTGCCAGGCATAAACGGCGGCACGATGGCCGGACGGCCCGCGATGGTACTGCCCAGCATCTGGGCGGCGATTTTCTCGCTGGGGCGGTCTGCGCTCTGGTACAGGCGGTACTGTTCAGCCGCCACCAGGTCAGCACCGACCAGCACCACCAGGCGCGGATCGTTGCGGTACTGCTGCGGAATTTTGGCGTTGATGAGGTCGGACGCCATCGCATCAAGCGAGCGGTAATCCCCCTTATCATCCAGCACCACGGCATCAGTGATAATCTGCTTACCGGCGTCAAAGCCCTTCATGCGCTCATGCCAGCCGATATTCACATCCTCGCCGTTCGGGTTTTTCTCCGGATCGGTTGTTTTTTCGACGCTTTTACCGTTAAAACCGATGCGCAGCATATCCAGCGCAAACGCCTGGTTAGAGAAGGTCTGAACGAGGTTGAAAAACTCGTTTTCCTCTTTACCGGCATTTGCCCAGACGGACAGTAAATCCCACTTAAGCGCAGCGCAGGAATCGGTTTCGACCAGCTTATAATCGTTGCCGTCCACACCGACGCTACGCATGAAGCGGCCGCCTTCCTTGCGCCCGGTATGCAGCGCAGAGGAACCCACGCTGACCACCTGGCCGGACAGCTGATCCACATCCGCACAGGTAATCATGTTGAGAAACTCCACCGCTTCCAGCAGTGCCAGGCGCAGCGCGGTTTCTTTCGGGTCAGTCAGCGAGAAATAACGGTCAACCCGCTGGACGTTATAGCCCTGGCAGAGTGCCGCGGAATATGCGCCAATGAGATCACGCGCACGTTGATTAAGTTGCATAAGTTTCCCTCGCGTTAACGCGATATAAATTAATTCCCGGTGACGGGAGTTAAGGCGAAATTAAAGGACGTTAAAACGCGGCTTCTTATCCTGCTGACCAAAATTACGCTTCGGCAGCGTCGTGATTTTTGCATCCAGCTTGCCAAAATTCGCCAGAATGGTGCCGAGGTTATCACGCAGGCGCGCGAAATCTTCGGTATCCATGACTTCGGCCACCTTATCCATATCGCCGGACAATTCTTTCAGCTGGACTTCAACCGCATCCATACGGCCTTCCAGTTCATTCACGGCATTAGCCAGCACATTAAGCTGATCGTCGCCTGATGGCGTTTCCGTTTCATCGCCCTCGGCAAAGTTTTTCGTTTTCGGTTTAAGACCAAAATAAGACTGCCAGTTCTTTTTCATTTCATTTTCCTGAATAAATTTACCGTCGCGGGTAATTACACATCCGTAATAACCCGCTTTATTGGCCTTGCGCCTGTTAAAGCGCAGCCGGGTTGTTCCCACGCTGGCCGGTCTGTCAGTCACCGCCAGCCCCTCCAGATAGGTACGGCCTGTATTGCGAAAATTGCCGTCTGGCGTCAGTTCAACAGAGAAATAGATAAGCTGGTCATAGCGGTTCGCTTCGAGCAGGTAAGCATTGGGGCGTATCTGAGCATAAAGCCGGTATAATCCGTCCTCCCCTTCCTCCCCCATTACATCCAGCACCTCACCAAAGTTTCCGCAATTCTTTTCGTGCTCGGGCCAGATTAATGCCCCGTACCACTCCCGGTTATAAGTTTCAGCAGCATCAACCAGCCACTGTCTTTTTAATTCCCGGCCATCAACCGTATCTCCTTCCGTTGCGATGCAAAGCCAGTCAGTGCGTAAATGCGATTGCGACATATCCCCCCTGATTGCCTGCCATCATGTTGCGGAATGAATTATTGCGAAATAAACCCGACGCCGCACGCCGCTTTATTCTTATCAGTTCGGATATAACGCCTTTCCCGAATAAGTACGAACTGACGCCACCGTTTTATAAAAAAGGCGCAGGCATAATAAAGGCTATGGCTAAATACTCAGACGAATTAAAAGGCGTTGTACGCTCGCTTTATCTGCGCCGTTATACGCCGAAAGAAATTGCATCAGAATTAAATCTGCCGAATGCGCGGATCGTTTACTACTGGGCGGAAAAATACAGCTGGGCGGATTTACTCAGTTTTGAAAGTACAGAGGAGGCGATAGAGCGCCGCTATCAGCTGCTTGCCGGGCGGGATAACAAAACCGACCTGGATTTAAAAGAGATGGACATGCTGATCGCGCACGCCACTAAACTGCGGGCGCAGAGCAACAAGCATAAAGAGAAGCTGGCAACCAGCCAGGGCGTTGCGCGTGCAGCTGCGACCGCAGACGAGAGCGACGACGACCAGCCAAAGCGCAAACGCAAATACAAAAAGAATGACATTTCCGGGCTGTCAGAAGACGACTTTAACGCCTGGGCGGATGAACACCTTTTCGGGTATCAGAAACACCTGCGCGCCAACATTGGCCAGCAGGTGCGCAACATTCTCAAAAGCCGCCAGATTGGTGCCACCTGGTACTTTGCGTTTGAGGCGTTTGAAAACGCCGTGCTGACGGGCGATCCGCAGATTTTCCTTTCCGCGTCCAAAGCGCAGGCGGAGGTTTTCCGCTCCTATATTGTCAACATCGCGGAACAGTATTTCGGCATCACGCTCACCGGCAACCCGATCCGATTAAGCAACGGCGCGGAACTGCGCTTTCTGTCCACCAACAAAAACACGGCACAGTCATACAGCGGTCACCTGTACTGTGACGAATATTTCTGGGTGCCTAACTTCGCGCGGCTTAATGAAGTCGCTTCTGCGATGGCCACCCATGACAAATGGCGCACCACCTACTTTTCCACGCCTTCCGCCAAAACACACCAGGCGTATCCGTTCTGGACGGGTGAGGAATGGAAACAGGGCAGCAAGAAGCGCGCCGCCGTTAAATTCCCCTCATTTGATGAGATGCGTGACGGCGGTCGCCTTTGCCCGGATGGCCAGTGGCGTTACGTCATTACGATGGAAGATGCCATTGCGGGCGGCTTCAACCTGGCCAGCATCGACAAGCTGCGCAACCGTTACAATCCGACCACGTTCAACATGCTCTACATGTGCGTGTTCGTGGACAGTAAGGATTCCGTTTTCAGCTATGGCGACCTGGAAGCCTGCGCGGTGGAAACCGAAACCTGGCAGGATCATAAACCCGACGCGATGCGCCCCTTTGGTGACAGGGAAGTATGGGGCGGCTTTGACCCGGCCCGCAGCGGTGATTTTTCCTGCTTTGTGATTGTCGCCCCGCCGCTGTTTGCCGGTGAGAAATTCCGCGTCCTGCGGGTGTTCAACTGGAAAGGCATGAATTTCCGCTGGCAGGCCAAACAAATTGAGCAGCTTTTCAAAAAATACAACTTCGCCTACCTGGGCGTTGATGTGACCGGCATCGGCCAGGGTGTCTTTGACAACATTCAGCACTTTGCGCTGCGCGTCGCCGTGCCAATCCGCTATGACCGCAACACCAAAAATCAGCTGGTACTCAAGGCCGCTGACGTGGTGGAAAGCCAGCGCATCGAGTGGGATAAGGATCTGAAAGAAATTCCGGCCAGCTTTATGGCCATCCGCCGCACCACCACGCAGGCCGGTGGCGCAATGACCTTTGTCGCAGACCGTACCACGGACACCGGACACGCCGAGGCGTTCTGGGCCATCGCGCACGCCCTGCATAACGAACCCCTTAACTATGAAAACCGACCCAAATCGCGTTGGAGGCTCAGACAATCCGCATGAGTAAGAAGAAATTCCGCGCCGCAAAGCGCCAGGACAGCAGCAAACCGGCGCGCAGCATGAGCATTCTGCGCTTCGGCAAACCCGAACCGGTACTGACCACCGGCACCGATTACCGCGATGTGTGGTATGACAACGACGCCGAACACTACACGCTGCCGATTGACCGGCTGGCGCTGGCGCAGCTTATTAACCTGAACGGCCAGCACGGCGGCATCATTCATGCGCGCAAAAACATGGTTCTGGCCGATTATCAGGGCAGCGGTCTGTCGCGCGATGAGATGGAGGCTGGAGCCTTTGATTTTCTGACGTTTGGCGACGTGGCCATTCTGAAGGTACGCAACGGCTGGGGCGACGTGATCGGCCTGGCACCGCTGCCGGGGCTCTACACCCGCCGCCGCAAAACCGGTGAATTTGTCGTGCTGCAGGATGGCGAGCCGATTGTTTACCCGCAGGAGGATATTATTTTCATCAAGATGTATGACCCGCAGCAGCACATCTATGGCCTGCCGGATTACATCGGCGGCATTCACTCCGCCCTGCTGAACAGTGAGGCGGTGATTTTTCGCCGCCGCTATTACCACAACGGCGCGCACACCGGCGGCATTCTCTACACGCGCGATCCCAGCCTGACCGATGAGATGGAAGAAGAAATCGAACGCCAGCTGCGTGACAGCAAAGGCATCGGCAACTTTTCCACCATTCTGGTGAACATTCCGGGCGGCGATAAAGAAGGCGTGCAGTTTATTCAGATGGGGGATATTTCCGCAAAGGATGAGTTTGCCAGCGTGAAAAACATCAGTGCGCAGGACGTGCTGAACGCCCACCGGTTCCCGGCAGGTCTCGCCGGTATCATCCCGGAAAATGCGGCCGGTCTGGGTGACGTTGAGAAAGCAGAGAGGACGTATAAAAAGAACGAGGTGGCCCCTATCCAGCGCCGGTTTATGCAGGCGGTAAACACCGATCCGGAGGTGCCGGAACGCCTTTACCTTAATTTCGATTTAAGCTACCTGGAAGCGGGCCGGGAAGGTGCATCCTGATGCGAAAAAGGTTAAAATCCAGGCATATTTTGACAGCTGGAGCATGGAATATGCGCGTTTTAAAAATCGAATGTCCGGAATGCGGCTCTAAGGCTGTTATTCGTAAAACCAACCGGAAGCACCGGCAGATTTCAGATATTTACTGCGCCTGCGCTGATGTGGAGTGTGGCCATACTTTCGTAATGAATCTGACGTTCTCACACACCCTCAGCCCAAGCGCGAAAACCGGCGACGCGATGGTGCAAAAAATCTTAAGCGCCCTGTCGCCGGATCAAAAACAAATGGCGCTGGATTTACTGAAAGCCGCGCCCGCTGCGTGAGTCATGCGACCCCCTTTCATGGGGGTTTTCTTTATCTGTATGGTACTGCTTAAGGTTTCTTTCCAGCGAACCGGTCATTTCCCCGAGCCACTGTAACGCCAGTTCTTTCTCGCTATTTGTACAATCACCGTTAGCTACTAACTTCGTAAACAAGATGATGCGCTGTAATTCCACAGTTTCTAACAACAGATCCCGCACGGCCCCTCCCTTCCATAAAATACTGTACATATAAACAGTATATTACCTTAAAAACACCTGTAAACAATGATTTCATAAGGCAACTATTTGTTAGTAAATCGCCATATGAAACATTGCGTTAACCCCAGCCCGGCCATGATTCATTTTCTGGCTGCGGATGGCGCTCGCGTAACTCCCCGTTTCGGTAAATCAGCGCTCTGCCAGAACCCAGCGCCAGGCTACTGCCCCTTAACAGGGCATCAATTTCCAGATCGCTGCCATCAAAACCGCGTTTTTGCAGTTCTATCGTTAATCGCCGGCGGGTTCCCCCCGTACAGTTATTGACAGAACTCCAAGGGGCGGCTGCGCCGCCAGAAAAACCCGCCTCCGCTGACGCTTCGGCCAACTTCGGCACAATCGCCCACTTCACCAGGCGCGTGGCGACTACCGATCCCTGAACATGAGGGGAACAGATACCCTGAACGCGCTGTACATCCTCGCCGTATTCGTTGCCCTGTTCGGTGATTTCATATGCGAGACGCACAACGAGATCGCGGCGCGCCACCAGTGGCCCGCCCTGTAATTCCGTATATGATGCCCAGTCGCTGGCGATATCCGCCGCAGCTAAAACAGCATCCATACGCGGATCGGTCAGCTGCTGACCACGCAAACGGCGCAGCTCACGCCAGACCGTCACCGGCGCGCCGCCAATCTGCTGAAACTGGCGGATGCGCCAGCGGGATGCCCAGGCACTTACCGCTTTAGCCATATCGCGCAGGCTCTCACCGGTTTCGTCGTCTTTTTCGCCATCAAGGGCAAAACCATCAATGTTTTTTGAAATGTATTTAGCGATGTAGCCGGTAGCCGACCCCTTTTCCGGATCGATAGGCTCAACATGAAAACGCGCCTTAAGCGCGTGGGGTGTATTTAGTTCTTCTGAATCTGTGATGCGGGCGTGATAGCAAAGAATATCGCGCACCGCATCAACATCCTGCGGGCGCATGAAAAGCAGCATGTGCCAGTGTGGCGTGCCGTCATGGTGAGGCTCAACCACACGGAAACCGAAAACGTGAATACCAGCGCGGGAAAGCGCGGCGCGGGCCTTTGCCCAGACGCCGCACAGGTAGCGTTGTGTGTCCTGCGGGTTGCAGCCATTCCACTGCGACACAAAGCCGCCCTTGCTGTGTACTGAGTGATAGCGCGAAGGTGCCGTGATGGTGTAGAACTCACCCGCCATGCCGGTTTCGTTGGCGATATCTTCAAAGCCGCGCATCCGCACCATCAGTTCACAGCGGCGCACCGCAGGATTGGACACGCTGCCGTAAACCATGTCGGCCATCGATACCCGATCGCCATCTTGATTCATCAGGTCGAACTTCTTAAAAAACTCCGCGTTGCGTCGCTTTTGCTCCGTCCATTCATTGAGCGCACCGCGCGACACATAAGCACTGGCCGCTTTCTGCACCTGCCCCACGGCAATGGCCATATGTTCGCGCTGCACGTCACGGGCGCGCTTAATCTTCGTGTACCACCACGCCGGGGCCATCATACGCAGCAGACCACTTTCGGCCTGGCGAGTGGTCAGCTTGTTGGCCGTGAAGGTAGTCCAGTACGGCGCAGTAAATCCAATAAACAAAGTCAGCTCAGAAAGCCGAATGTACGCATCAGCAGTGCGCTGGCACATTTCTTTTTCGTCTTTTGGCTTGCCTTTGAGGGTATCAGTGAACTCATAAAACGACTGCGCCATCCAGCTGGCCACCTTCGCAGCAAGCTCTTTGACCTCCCGGCGGTCAAGGGAAGGCAGACGCGCCAGCGCCTTACCGAAAGGCAGATCGCTTTCATCTGCGCGCATACGATAGCGTGCTGACACTTTGCGCAGGCGTGGCAATACATTCTGGCCAATGGTCTGGCGCAAAAATGTATTGGCACGGCGACGCCCGTCGCGGCCATTAAACAGGGCTTCATAACGCTGGCCGAAATACCCGGCTAACCAGTCGGGCATTTCGTGAAGATACTGCGCGCGGAATTCATGATCGGCGGGATTGGTCTGCCACAGCTTACGCTCTGTCAGCGTCACGTCACGCGGCACGCCACGCGCAAAATGCTCACGCCGCCATTCATTGACGGCGTGATGCTGGCCATTAGGCGCAATGCTCATGCGCTTGCCTCAACGGCGGTGCTAAACGGGCCTTTTAAAATCAGCTCTGCGGCCTTTTTCTGGCTACCAGCTGCGGCCCCAACGCTGCGAGGTGCGCTAACCCTCACCGCTTCAAACCCGGCGTAAAGGTAATGCACCATTTCCAGATCGCTGTTTGACGCGACAATACTCACGCCCTTTTCAGCAAGACGGCGCAACTTTCTGGCCAGCCGCCCCTGATCAAGATGTGAAAAGCCGCTTTCAGTGTATGACGTGAAATTCCCTGATTCCGTCAGGTATGGCGGATCGCAATAGACCACATCCCCGGCGCGAACCAGACTCAGCGTTTCGGAATAATGCGCGGTGATGAACGTCGCGCGCTTTGCCTTTTCAGCAAATGCGCGGACTTCTTTAAGCGGGAAATAATTTTTCTTGTACTTCCCGAACGGAACATTGAACTGGCCACGGCGATTGTAACGGCAAAGCCCGTTAAAGCCGTGGCGGTTCAGGTACATGAAACGGGCAGCGGCTACAACACTTTCAGCTCCACCCCCCTTTCCGGACAAATTAAATGCGTCCCGAACGGCATAATAAAAAATCGCGCGGCTCTCCTGTTCACCTAACGCCCCGGCAGAAAACAGGGATTCAAGCTCCATTAGAAACGCGTCGGTATGGTAGGCCATCGCCTTATAAAGATTGACTAAATCCGGGTTCAAATCAGCGATCAGGTATTCGTCATAATCAGTATTCATCATGACGGCGCACGAACCCGCGAACGGCTCAACCAGGCGTTTGCCTTCCGGCAAATGGTCACGCAGCTGCGGCATAAGGCGCACTTTGCTGCCCACCCATTTAAGCGGTGTCTTTACTGCCATGCCGCACCGCCCTGGCTCGTAATTGCGGCAGCTTCTTCGCGGATAAGCTCCACAATTTCAGCAGCGCTTAAACCTTCATTGGCGGCATAGGTCGCCAGTTTATCCAGACGGGTAGAACACAGATCGGCGGCCATTGCCTTACCTTCCTGTGTAGCTTTAGCCAGCATGGCCATCATGTCAGCGGCTGGCGTCGTGGCGTTTAAATCCTGACGAATCATTTTCATTTGGGTTTCCTCAAGGCAAAGGAATGCCCGGCCACGTCATGTGTGGCCTGTGCATTACCGGGTTAATTAATGAAAAACGGGAGGAGTTACAGCAGCTGAATGGTTCGGGGCTGGCACCAGGTGAACCGGATAAGCCGCACGCCACCACGCCTGGATCATTGCGGATATTTCGCCGACGCCCAGCGACCCAGCCGTATAGAATATGGCTCTTATGCCAGCAAGCGCCTCAATCTGTGCTTCCCGCGCTTCTGCCTCACGGTAAGCGCAACACCAGAATGCAGCCTGAATGGCCAGCCAGTGACGAGGGCTGATCAGATGCTCCGTGTCGTTGAAGAAAAACGGTTCAAGACCAATCAGGCCGCCTTCCTGGGTACTTTTGGCAGTGAAGGCGCGCACATAATTCATCGGCACGCGCCATGCTGCCATTTCCTGCATCAAACATTCCTTTTCTACCGCGATAATCGTCATAGCTCAGTTTCCTGTGTTGTTATGCAGCTGCGCGCGCTGCTCCATTATCTGGAGTATCTGCGGCGCAATAACCATTTCCGGGCCGTTCTTAACCGGCACACACGGCTTTTCCTGACGGTTAGCGGTGCGTGGCAAAAAATCATCACGGCGTAGTGAGCCAAAGCCGCCAAAGGTGTTACGCGCCAGCTGTATGCCGGTGCGGATCTGCGTCATTCCACGAACCCCAACGCGCGCATACAGCTCACTCCAGCTGCATTTCGCCAGGGTGGCTTTTAATTCGCAGGTGCCGGAAATCGCCGCGGCATGGAGAACCACACCGCGCCATTCAGGTTGTAAGGAATCCCAAAAATCCGCCGCGGCGGAATGGCTGGGGTTAATCTGCCTCCGGATACGGGCAAGCCATTCTTTGTTATCAGCCACGCTTACCCCCTTTGATATTCAGTAAACGTCGCCACAGTGGGCGGCGCAGGCTTTTACCCGTGAATTTGTAACGGGCCGCCGGGTTCCAGCGCTGCCCGTTCGGCAGCTCAATCCAGCCGTGGCTAAAGGCATTCAGCTGCGGGCTGGGTGACTGCTCGGTCAGATAAGTAACGAAAGGTCGCATAGTGCTCCCCTTACATCAGGCCGGTAGCGCTGCCGGTCACGATATCGACGGCAGCGGCCAGAACGGGCGCGGAATGGATACGGTTTTCAACCGTGTAAGCAAGCAGCGAAAGGCTGCGGATAGCATCGCGTGCTTTATCAAGGATGTGGTTACGGCGCGCGGCGCTCATGTGCTCAGTTGATACAGCCTCACCGGCTATCGCCCCCACGCTGGCCGCAGCGGTCAGCGCGCAAAGCTGCATGTTTCCTGGCGTCGCGTTATTGATGGGAACGGATGGCTGACAATTAATCTGACGCAGCAGGCCATCAAGAATCCGGGAATCCTCGGTGTAGTCAGTGATCGCTATAAGCTCAGAAAGCGATAATTGGTGAGGCTGTTCCGGGTTAAGTTTGTGGCGCAGCGTTGCGGGGTGCATTCCAACGCCTTTAGCTACCTTAGTAAGGTTATGGGCCAAAGCAAAAGCCCGACATGCGTCATCAAGATAGTTCCGTACTGAAACTTTATAATCGTACATGATTCGCCGCTTCCTAAATTGCAATATCGAACTAGTTGAATGAAATGTTGCAATCCGAAAGCGCTGTGACAGTCATCGCGGCGATATTGATCATAATCTTCTCGCGACCCATGTCTTTACGCAGACGGTGGCGAGGCAAACGACCATCTTTCAGCATTGAATCAACGGTATCTTCTGAAAGGCCAGTAAGCTCCATGTACTTCTCTTTTGAAATAGATGGAACAGGCAGACTGATTGTAATGTGAGTAGTCATAGTGCAAGATTCCTCGTTTGAGCTTTAAACCGTGTCGAGCGGTGTTTAGTGGTGAGCACCTGTTTTGAAATGCTCACCCGCAAGATATCTCTTCAAATACGAAGAGTCAACGGAATATTTTCTCAAAGGCGGACTTATGGATTTCAAAACTGGTGGTCAAAAAGTAATCACGCGAATACTTGAGGCATACGGTTTTAAGACAAGACAAGCCCTGTGTGACCAGCTTGGCGTCTCAACAAGCACGATGGGCACCAGGTGGATGCGCGACGTATTTCCAGCTGATTGGATCGTTCAATGCTCGATTGAAACAGGGGCATCTGTTGAGTGGCTTGCGTTTGGAAAGGGCGAAGCGTTTCCTCATGGAAACAAAAACTTCTCAAATGGAAAGATAACCACAGCAAATGAGAACCTGCTGAATGATGTTATGACCATCCAGAAGAAAAAAATCGTTGATGGAAATTTATACGATGCGAACTTCTACATGCTTGATAAGGCGATGGTGCCTTCCCATCTTAACAAGCCGATCATAGTCGTTGATGATGACAGGCAATATTTAGCCGAGCAAAACGCAAATGAGATTTCAGACGGCACATGGTTAATTGAGGTTGAAGGGAAAGTTAGCATTAAAGAAGTGACCCGAATCCCTGTTGGAAAGGTACTCGTTAAACACCCTACAAAGCCCCAGTCTTTTGAATGCGGTATAGATGATTTGAAACCAGTGGCTAAGTGTTACTACCTCCTAATGACAGATGTTTAATAAAGGGATCAAGCATTTTTGACGCGTCAAAAATACACAGCAAAAATAATCCCTGCTAGTAGAAAGGGCTATTAATGACAGTTCGTAAGTTAGAAACAGGCCGTTGGATTTGTGAGTGTTATCCGGCTGGCAGGGATGGCCGAAGGGTCAGGCGTCAGTTTGCAACCAAAGGCGAGGCATTAGCATTCGAACGGCACACAATGGGTGAAACGTCTACTAAACCCTGGCTGGGCGAAAGCGTTGATAGAAGGACGTTAAAAGATATTGTTGAGCTTTGGTATAAGCTCCATGGCAAGTCTTTAACTGCCGGGGAACGAGTTTATGAAAAGTTACTTTTGATGGTTGAAGCTTTAGGCAATCCGCAGGCCATTACATTTAACTCGAAAATGTTTGCTCACTACAGAGATAAAAGGCTGACTGGCGAAATTTACTTTAGTGAAAAATGGATGAACGGAGCCAGTCCTGTAACTATCAATCTTGAACAAAGCTACCTGAGCAGCGTTTTTAGCGAGCTATCCCGGCTAGGAGAGTGGACTGCCCCCAACCCGTTGGAAAACATGCGAAAGTTCACGATCGCAGAAAAAGAAATGGCATGGCTAACGCACGAGCAAATAGCAGAACTGCTATATGACTGCCGCCGCCAAAGCCCTAAACTTGCTTTGGTAGTTAAAATCTGCCTTAGTACCGGCGCACGTTGGCGGGAAGCTGTTAATCTTACCCGTTCTCAGGTCACAAAATATCGAATTACATTTGTCCGAACCAAAGGCAAAAAAAACAGAAGCATTCCTATTAGTCCAGAACTTTATGAAGAAATAATGGAGCTAAAGGGATTTAAATTTTTTGACGACTGTTATTTTCAGTTCTTGGCCGTCATGGAAAAAACATCCATCGTTCTACCACGTGGTCAGCTGACTCACGTTCTGCGCCATACTTTTGCCGCTCACTTTATGATGTCTGGCGGCAACATACTGGCATTACAAAAAATACTCGGCCATCACGATATAAAAATGACAATGCGTTACGCGCATCTGGCACCTGATCACCTTGAAACCGCGTTGCGCTTCAACCCGCTGGCGACAATGCCGAATGGCGGCAGAATGGCGGCAGCCGATACCACTCCCTAA